TTCATATCATATCGTTCTAACTGCTTAATTAATTCCGCGACCGTCATAATTCCCTCCAGTCTAAATAAACGCCCTGTATCGCATTTAAAAATTATCGCATAAGGGGTTTTTATTATAAAAGCAATAAAATTTCATCCTATGTATAAAATTTTGAAAATTATAGCCATTCACGGCTACAGAAATATACCCATATTTTTCGTGATGTGTAAGATTACATAGTCTTCATCATCCTGAATAATCTCATCAGCCATAGTTCCGATGAACTTTCGATTGTCGTTTTCTAGCACCCCTGCTAACTGCAGCCCATCAAGAATGAACTTCTTAGCAAATGCCACATTGTCAGGATCATGCCTGGTTGATGAATGCCATTCAAACAGCAGGTCCACTTTTCCACTTATAGCCGGTATATTTTGCTCTTCACATTGTATGCGAACCTGCTCAGTACATTTCTTCTTCATGGCTGCCGCAGCTATAGTTGATCCACGTTCACAATCGATATACTCATTCAATGTCGGAAACCGGTCATGAGTTTTCTTCCGAAATCTAAACTGACATCGTAATATGATTCTCATCGGTGAGACTCTCCATTGAATATAGCCACAGCATATTCACCGCGTAGGCGGTCATACACCCGTTGACTATAATTCTTTTCAGTCCAGGCATCACTATAGTTCGTCGTAAGAATGATAGGTTTCATCCGGTTATAGCGATCAATAATGATGCTTTCAACTTTGGATGGTACCCAATCAGACTTGGAATATTCCGCACCAAAGTCATCGAGCAATAGCAATGGGATATTCCGCAGTTTTTGCTCAAATCTTAGATAAGCCACATTATCACCTTTAGACAAAGTGAGCATGGTATCTAATAGATTAGGCATTGAAATCATTAGACACCCTTTACCTAACTCCATAGCCTGTTTTAGGATACTTACCGCAATCGATGTCTTGCCGGTACCAGCTGGGCCCCTTAATATGAGGCCCTTACCGGAATCAAGATTAGTTTTCAAATTATCAGAGTACTTCTTAACCACGTCATAAGCTTCAGCGTTCTCTTTTGGAAAGCTACCGTGTTTGCGTAACCAGTCAAAATCCATATCATAATAGCGCTTAGGGATTCCAACTGCAGCATAGGTGGTGTTAACGTTAGTTTGAATGACTACTGGTTCATCATAGACCGGGTAAAAGAACTCATTTTTTACCGTGGACTCTTTGATATTCCTTTTCCCAGTCGACGTCTTCGTCCTTTCTCGAATTTTTTCGAGACACGCCTCTAGCATTGCTGTTACATTTGCTTGCTCCAAAATCCTTTTGCACCTCCTGCTTTAGATTCCCTGCCGTGACAGTTTCAACATACTTGATACTATTACCGCCATTATCCGCTGTGGTATTAATAGCAACAATGACTCGTTCTTTGCCATATGATTCAACTAGATCATCTAACCGCCCTTTAATAGTAGGTGATACAACTCCAATTGATTTCATATACAATTCGTAAATGGGTTTATTTTTTACTTCTTCATCTTCAAACATAGATAGAGGATTTTCATCTTTACACGCGCGCGTATATCTCTCTATATTATTTTCTTTTCTTTTCTTTTCTTTTATTAGTTGATTTTGTTGAACATGTGTTAAATTTTGTTGAACATGTGTTAAATTTTGTTTTTTTGCCTTTCGAGATTCCGCACTTTTAAGGCCTGCCAACCTACGTTTTTCGCGGATAGTTTCCTCTTTCACCTTTTTAAATTCAAATCTTCGAATTAAGCTTGGTGACCAAAAATATTCGTCATCACAGTCCAATAATTCGTAGTCATGAATCAACAAATAAATTAACAAAAATGAACAAAATGAACACATTGAATTTTGTTCCAACACGTGTTGATTTTTGTTGAACACTTGTTGAACACTTGTTAAAATTTGTTCATCATTCATCTTTAATTCATTATCCAAAGCGACGAATGTATATTTTTTTAGTGGCAGTTTATAGTCATCTGCTGCGGCTAACTTTTCAATCAGTATCCACCACCAAGCATATGAAATCATTCCCAATTCTGAAATCATAGCAGCGATTTTAGGATCATTGCTCGCATTGATATCATGACTAAAGTAGTATGATTGGTTTTTCGCCATTTCTATCACTCTTCATTGTCGTTAAATAAACTATCCTGGGCTCGACGTCCCATAATGAACTTAATACATTCATCGATTAAATCTTGAACTGAGATAGCAAATGTAGAGTCTGCATATTCAACATTTAACCAGTCTGTTTTGAACTTAAATTCGTTAGGTGTGTTCATATCAGACACGATACCTTCAACACCAACCTGGTTAATAAGACCTTCAATGTCGCCATACTTAAACTTAAATGTATTTACCAAAAATGGAATTTTAAATTCTTCCAGAAATTCAAAATTCTTCTTCACAATAGACTGCAGTTTACTGAATGCTTGCAGAAGTTCAGGACGTGGATCATCTTTAGATTTTAGTGTAAATACATCCGTAAGGCCTGTGGCAGATGGTTTCTGATAGGCAATACTGATGTCGTTATCTTTAATTTGAATTGATTTAATAATCATAAGGAACTCCTTTCTTGTTCTACGACTACTAATTTGCCAGTAGCAGCTTGAACAGCTTGTTTAAATATTTCTGCATCTGAGTTGCTGTCAGATAAATGTAGTAGCCGTATGTCTTGACACTTAGTTAGGTCCATCGATTTGAGGAATTTAATAACGTTTTCTAGTGAAAAGTGAGATTGAATTAATCGTTCCATTCGTTTTTCGTCTAAATAACCAGCATCTACTTGTTGGTTTAAGATTTCATAGGAATGGTTACATTCAACCATGATATGATCAACATCTTTGAACGTATATCGGCAGTAATAGGTATCTGTAATGTAGAGGAGTTTTTCCTCGCCATCAAAAATTAAAAAGCCAACATTAGGAACGTCATGTTCTAATTCAAAAGGCAAAATACTGAAATTGCCTATCGTAAATTGAACCTTAGGTGTAATATATATGACTTTATGGTTCCCTGTTACATATAATGCATCTGCAGTATCTTTTAGCATATATACACGATGACCTAGCTTTAATAGATCATTTACGGCCTTGCTATGGTCTCCATGTTGATGTGTGAGCAACGTGCCACATAGGTGTAGAAAGTTAAAGCGACAATACCTTTGAATTTCTTTAAATGATAATCCTGCATCCAGTAGCAGTTCATCACCATTGGTTGAGGTTTTGATTCGGTAGCAGTTCCCTTTCGAGCTACTACCGAATGCTTGAATACTAATCACAATTAATCACCAAACATATTGACTGCTTCGCCAGTTTCAGGATTAACAAACTCACTGGCAGGACCAGGTTCTATGTCAATGGCTTCAGAATTTGCATTATTAGCGATGGTTTCTGCCACATCTGATTGAACATCGATAGTTTCACCTTCGAAATCAGGGGTGAGTTCGCCATTATTATCACGAATGACGGCGCCATCTGCAGAGATTGCATTAGCCATGTTCTGCATTTCGACTGATAGAATTCCATATTTACTTAACAAACGTTTGAGTACTGTTTTTATGGCCATGGCGTCAAAGTCAGTTTTCCAAAGGCCAAAGCCCTTTTTGTATGTTTGGGAGTACTTTATAGCGTGTGCTTCAGCGTCTTCTTTAGACATATATAAATACTTTTCAAAGCCATTAATGAGTTTGAAATAAGCGATGTAGCCAACTACATTATCACCAGTTCGCTCGCCTAATTCGAACTCGCCAGTAAGTTTGTTATGGTGTTTAATTTCGCCTTCATAAATTTCACTAGCATTAATAGTCTTATATTGACCTGTGCGCATGGCCAACTGGATATACCCTTTGTAACCCATTTGAAATTGAGCTTCATTAATTTTCTTTTTACTGTTGTAGAAAGGAACAATATAGGCAAACCCCAGGTTTTGATTAATCGGAAGATCCAAAGTAGCCGCCATCACACCTGCAGTAATAACTGTAGTAGGGTCTGCTTTCGATAAAAGTTCATTATTATTAGATACAGAAATCAAACTGGATACAAAGGCTGCTGATTTTTTGCCTAAGATTTCGTTAAAACGTTTCTTTACTGACTCACTAGACACCATAGTTTTAAGAGATGGTGTTTGAGTTTGTGCTTTTGTTACTTCACCCATTATGTACCTCCTATGCCACGTTTTCGCATACAGCGTGGATATCTAATTTGGATAAAATATTATGAATTTCTAAACGGCCCTTTTGAGTCCATTTAGTTGTGATTTTAGAGTCTAAGCGACCATCGCTTCTGCAGAACGTAAAGGTTTCGGATTTAGTAAAGCCTTTTGACATATGCTGCTTGTAGAGGATCCATTGATCCCCCACCTTACGTTGTAGACCAGCTTCATGTAAGATTTTATTTAGTTCTTGAGCACTCATACCGTAGTCAGCGGCAATCTGAGTAATTGTTAAGCAGGATTTACTAGATAAGATTTTATCAACGTAATCCTTAACCGGTTTAAATTCTGCTATCTGTTGCTCCTGTTGAGCAACGATAGCTTTGGTAGCATTGTGCGACTCCACCTCGTTGGCGTAAGCTCTAAGAGCTTCAGGCAACGACTTGGGAATATTCATGCTATAAGCACCAGTCTTACGAATTTGAGGAATCACTTCATAGGTGACCCAACGTTTGAATTGTTTTGCCGTTGGTAATTTGCTAGATAGTACCAGGGAATAAAGTCCGCTTTCATTAATCAAAATCGTTTCTTTATTTTGATTGCCATCAAACACCATTGTCTTTGTTCTATCTTCTTCATCAGTATGTCGGTTTACATCTCGACTACCGTTTTGGTACCCGAGCGTATCAGCGACATCTTTTGCAACAAACCATAATTCGTTATCTTTTTCTAAAATACGAACTTGGCCAAATGTATCATTTTTAAAAATCTGTAAATCAGTCATACCTATACCTCCTTAACAACCAGTTGAGGTTCTGATTCATCAACGATCAATTTAATTGTTTGGCTATTAACCTGGATAAAGTCAGTAACGGCTTCCGCATTATCGATGAACACCGGAGCATTAACTTTGAAATAGCTAGTCAATGCATTAATGATATCTAAGCCTACATTAATACGTGCTGCGTTGTTCATGCTGCGGTATGGCACCCCTTTATAGGTGGTTTCACAACATTCTTCAACATTGCCATTTAACATGACGTTAAACATCTTGAACCGCGCTAATTTAAACCTTGCATTAATACTTTCTTCCAGCATATTCACTTTGGCTTTTACGAATTCATCCATCAAATAAGAGGCTTCATCAAGTTGATTCTTTTCGGCAACAAGTTTTTGTTGTTGATTTTCTAATTCAATAACACGATTTTCAATGTCATCAATCAATTTGAATTTATTTAATTCAGTCTCGAGATTTGCTTTTTTAGATTTCAAAGAGGAAAATTCACTATCAAGTCTTGCAATCTCTTCAGTGTCTGCTCCTGGTTCCTCTTCAATCTCGAGCAAGAATAATTGTGCTTTTAAGTCAGCATACGTAGGATCATCTTCGACATTAGGTTCAGAATACGATTCATATTCTTCACGTTTAACATCGCGCTCCTTGCTTTGTAGGGTAATGTCATCAATTAAGCCGTCAGCTTTCAGCACCATAGTTTTTTGTTGCTCTTCATAGTTTTCTTTTAGCTTAGCAGCACTATCGATAAGGCCTTTCCATTCCTCAAGCTTTTTAGATTTATTAGCGTTGAATTTTGCCTCGAGTTCTTCCTGCTTATCCGCCGGTAGTTGTTGTCCGCAAGTAGGGCAAGTCTCTTTACTAAACTGCTGAGTGTTAAATGTGTCGAATTCAGATGTTAGAGTTTCGATGCGTTTGGCTTCTCGCCCAATTTCTTTATCAAGCTCGTTGCTTCTATCCATGCATCTATCTCTTTCAGCTTCAGTCGCCTTTAATTTAGATAGTGCCGTTTCGTATTCGCTGCGCAAATGTTGTTTGCGTTTATGGTAATCGGATAGTATGTCTGAACGTCTGACGTCTAATTGACGATTAATATCACGAATTTTAGCCTGCTTTTCTGTGGCGCTAAAACCGTTTTGAATAATGGCCTTTTGTTTTTCAACATCATCAATGCCAGTTGATAAAGTTTTAATATCGCTAATGAGTTTATCTTTATCAGCCATAATTTCAGGCTTATTCCGTACAGCTTCATCAATACGAACCGGAATCATATCCAGTTCTTTATTAATAGCTGTTTTCTTGCTAGCAATCACTTTGCGTTGATCATCAACTGTGCGACCATCTAATAACTCTGCTAATCGTTTTAAATCTTCACGACTATTGATTACAGTAGCATCGTCAATATCACCACACATTTCAAGAAGCAACTTACGACGATTTTGCCATGAGTACGTTTCATTGAAATATAAAGGGTTTGTGATCAACTTGAAAATGCTTTCATCAACAAGTGAACTAACTATTTCTTTATATTCCTTTTCTTTTTTCGGGACTCCGTCGACAAAATAATCTGTCGTATGACCTGTGAGGGTAACTTCGCCACCACGAGGGGATGAGTACTTTTCACGATACACACGCTTAAGTTCAACTGTGCCCCCTTCGTCCAAAGTAAAGGTCCCTGTTACTTCATGATTAACTTTATGAATAGGTTCGCCACCATCCAATGTCTTAATTTCAAAATCAGCTCTATCCAGGCTATCTTTGCCAAATAGCAACCAACACACTGAGTCGAATACAGTCGTTTTACCGGTAGCATTATCGCCACGGATTACGACATCGCCATTAATATTTATGGCAAAGGACTTTAGCCCCTTAAAATTTAGTAATTCTAATTTTGTGAGTTTCATATTCTTCTCCTATACAACAGTGGCATCCACATCGATGGTGTGCGGCTCAATCTGTAATTGATTAGCCCATTGCATTACCGTCGAATTAATTTGAGCATTCATTTTAAGCTTTTCATTGGCAAAGAGTTTCGCCTGCACTAAATCGAATATTTGACGACCTTTCTTCTTGCCCTTATTAGTCAATTCCAGGCACGCAATGGGCTTCATAGCATCGTCGGTAACTACCACTATTGCAGTAGTTCCTTTCATTACTCTATCTCGGTATGATCCAACGCAATTTTTTAACCGTTTACCTGCAGTCATTAAATCGGCTGCTGTTTTTGGAACCATAAAGTGCATTCCATTCACGTCAGCTTGTAGCTGAGGGACTTCCGGAAGCATTACGTCGCCGTACTCTTGTTTGTTGTAAATATTAACTACAACATCATGGAAGTCTTTTAACTTACAGTCAGTGTTCCAAACTTGAGATATATACTCCCTGTTTATTTGACTATACATATTAACGGTATCCTTAATATCTGACGATTCAGCATTTAACAGATACCTTAATAAATTACGTTCCCCATAGCGTTTAGAAAGTTTAATCCACATGTTCCTGATTTTAAAGGATTTGACCCCCATACATTCACCAAAATGGCTAGCGTCAAATATTTTTGCAGATTCATTATCTAAGTCTTTATCCCGCTTAAGAGTTAATATTGTCCTACGGTTGTTTTCATCCTTAAAAACACCTAGCATATCGGATAGTTTAACAATCATAGGATCTTCGACCATCATGCTGCGCAATAGTTTACTATTAGGTGATTTGTGATAAATCCGTAACGCTTCAAGAAAGCCTATTCCTTTTTTAGTCATAGTTAATATTTCATCATTAAACGGAATATCACAAGCTGTACAGCGCCAATAAAACTCTCCCCATTTGATATTACTTTTAATCAGTTTGGTAATAGGAGGCATATCAGGGGCAGAAAGTTTTAATGCCATATTGACTAACATAGAAAGACCATATCCTCCATATTCATCAATTGAGTGCGGGATATAAACACCTTTTACCTTATATCCACACTGTTCTGTTAAGCGCTTTTCAAACTCGAGACGCAATGCTTTAAATAGATGAGCTAAACGTGATTTATTAACATCGTGCACCGCATAAGATTTGCCAATATATTTAAGCACCTTCATAATTGGTCTTTCATGATCACGGATATAATCAATCGTCAAAGGGAATTTGTTTTTGCGTTCATTAATATAAACAGCCTGTTTATTTTTAAAGTCAAATCGCAAGATTTCTTTGTAAGAGCCGACCTTTGATGTGCCATCCCAATATAACTGGATGCCTTTATATCGTATTCGTAAATCAATGAAGTTCTTATAACTTAGAACGTCAATCTGCAGCTCTTCAGGAACCACTTCATGCTCACTGTTGGCCAATAAAACTTTATGCGTAAATGGGTTAGAATGAATGCCACAATTCGGACAAGTATAGTACTTAGCTGCAGTATAATACCCTCTTCCCATATTGTATTTTCTATTCCAACTACCCCCGAACGTATGTCCACAATCGCAGTGATGGATTGTGGTATACGAAGCATCATAACCCTTTTCGATTATGATGCTATCGAACATTTTACTGATATATAAACTTGACACAGTTTCCACAGAACGCCACCGCCTTAATCGTCGAACATGGAAAAGATGTTCGAATTTTCTTCTACACTAGGCTCAGCCGTTGGTTGCGTTTCTTCTATAGTTGGTTTGCTACCAACTGGCGCAGGTTCTTTGACTGTTTTAGTTTTACGGGTACGCTTTGGCTTTTCTTCCTTTGTAGCATCTTCCGTTTTATCCTTAGGAGTAGCTGACTTAGGAGGCTCGACCACATCAAAGGCTTTTACAATCGCATTGGACGCTTTCATGACATCCTCTGTATATGCGATACCCGCCTGGTACTCTTCAGCGTTACCCGGGTCCATTTCAATTGCTTTATGTAATATATCTAACGACCTCTTACATATGTCTGCTTGGCTTTTAAATTGTTGCTTAGCCATATTTAAGCCTCCTCTGCCATGATAGATTTCAAGTCAGTGATAAGATCATCTGTCAAAGAGTCACTAGACGGACGAGTAACACCATGTTTACCGAAAACAGCAATCGCCTTTTTAGCCTTTACACCATCCTCGCCCATCCATGCACGGAATTCTTTATAAAAGGCTTTTTTATCTACAGGTTTAGCGGCAACGTCTAACTCTGTATCTACTGGAGCCTGTTCTTCGACTTTTGTTGCTTCAGCAGGTTCAGGTTCTGCTACAGGTTTAATCGTTTCTTCTTTTTCAACTTTTATTGGGTTGCCTTCTAAGTCCGTCACATGAATGTCTTGTTCTACTTTAGCAACTTTGTTTGGTGCTTTTTCTTCTTTGACTTCAGCTTTTTCAGATTTTGTCGTTTTAGTTTCAACTGTAGGTACTACAGTCTCTACATCAATAGTTTCACAAGCGGTTTCAACATGCGTTTTATCGTCATGGCAATTGCCGCAGCATTCATGATTCAAAATATAATTCCATTCTGCAATCTGAAGCGCCAAATCTTCAGTATTATTAAAGTTAATAGTTAAAACATTTTTATTTTCCATGATTATTTCTCCTTAAAATTTAAACAGTAATTCATCATCAACTAATTTTCCTTCAACGATTTTGGGAATTCCAATTTGTCGAAGTTTTTGAATTACGCTACGACTTTTGGATATATAAATAGTATTTTTTTCAATTTGTACTGCTGTTGGTTTAATTACATATGGCTCTGTTGCAATCGCAGGCGCCACACAAATGACTTTATTGTTAATATCTATACCAACTTTGAAATACTCAGGGCCTTTTAACTTTCTGTAAGCCGGCATTGAAAGTTTGATATAGCTATTTGTAGTAACTATAGCTACCTTTTGTAATGATTCGTGTTTGCCCCTGTTATCTGCAAAGAAATTAAAATCAAATGCATTTACAGCAGGTTTAGATTTTATTGCTTTTATTTCAGGCATTTTATCTCCTTATCTGGTATAATTTACATAGGATATTTTTTATCTGTGCTCGTATCTCATTGCCGTGAGTGCGAGCATTTTTACTTTTACGGCGAACATGTTCATCGTGGCAATGTTTGCATACTCTAATTGCCTTACGATTAGTCTCGTCATAAATGTAGTTATGAGTGTGTGGAATTAACCTAACTCCACATTTCGTACATGTTCGAACCGGACGTCTCATCGTATTAGTACCCAAACCAGA